GGGCCTGCAGTGCATCATCCACTAGTGATAATTGATAGAAATATCAATATGTCACACTAAAAAGGGAGCTGTTGCAATGTCGTCTGAAGGAACCCGTCAGCGATCAGTCTTTGATAAAAGACTGAAAACCGAAGGCTGGCACTCAAAAGGTGCCGGTGATACGAATTTGTATCAGTCCCTCCAGACGGGGAAACAGTTAACTGTTTCCGAAAGTCACCCGAGGAGTCGTAAAGACGGCTCCTACAGGTCCGGCGGCCCGTTTTACACGAGCCGTGTGTCTGAAGACTTACGTCCAGGACACATAACGGAAACGTGGAGTCAGATTCGAGGCAAGTATTATACTGGCCCCGTTTATGGCACCGCGCCTACGTTATCGGAGTTGAGAGAACTTGGTTACGCGAATATTGATTCGCTAAACCGTATCAATCAAGAATTTGGCGCTAAAAATGAAGCGCAACTTCTGATTGACGGTACCAATGCTATCTCATATGACAATCCAGTTAACCCTGCCGCCGAATTAGGCGTCCAGATGGGGGAGGTCATGAAGGACGGAATACCGTCCTTACCTGGCATCCAACTCTGGCGCCAAAAGACCGAGTTCCTTAAAGGACTCGGTAGTGAGTATCTCAACTATCAATTTGGTTGGCGACCGTTAAAGGAAGAAGTTTCCAATACGGTCAATGCGGCCCGCCACCATCGCGATATCATGAAACAATATCGTAAAGGTGAAGGGTCAGATACTCATCGGCGGTTTGATTATCCATTGCAACGTACCTTTAAGGTACTACCCACTAAAACCGTCTATCCTGACGTTCCGGATGGCGGTTCTATACAGGGTGGTATTCATAAAGGATCCACGAGGACTGTTTCCTTGGTTAGGGAAACTAAGAAATGGTTCGAGGGGTGTTATACCTATGCCCTACCTTCCGGTTCAGACAGCTGGAAGAAGGCCATGGGTTTCGGCTCAGAAGCCGACCACCTTTACGGACTATCTCTGAACCCAAATATTCTTTGGGAATTGACCCCGTGGAGCTGGGCCGTCGACTGGTTCTCGAACAGTAGTGAGGTTATCAATAACGTCACTAATTTCGGACTAGCCGGTCTTGTCTTGCGGTACGGTTATATCATGTGTGAAACGATAGAAACCGCGACTGCAGAGGGTAGTGGAGCGAATTATTTGCTTTCAAATAATTCAAACGACTACGCTGCAAGTGGTAACTGGTCTCGTAGCTATACCACGGTTACGAAGGTCCGTTACCCCGCAAGCCCCTTTGGATTTAGCATAGGATGGGAGGGTTTGTCACCCACCCAACTTGCTATTACTGCGGCTCTTGGTATTACCAGGATCCGTAAGTAGATCACTACTAACACCAAGCGGGCACTAGTCCGCAGAACAAAGGAGTGTGCCTATGGCACTGACCGATCCACAGAAATTCAAAGAAGTCGCGGGTACGGAAGTGACTGCCCCTCGTGTTTCTACGGGGGACTTCAAGTCCATATACGAGACTTCAGATGGTCTTAATAAGTTGTCGGTTTCCACTCAGGAATCCAACAACCGTAAGCGCCATCTAGTGCGGATCGACGTGAGCAAGCTCGCAACGAACCCCTACGAAGAAACCAAGAAACAGGAAATCAGCATGTCCTGCTACTTGGTCGTAGATCGTCCTGTTGCGGGATTTACGGTGGCGGAAGCGCAGAAACTGGTCGAAGGCCTTGTTGGCCTTCTTTCGGCTTCTACTTACTCCCTCACCACTAAAGTGCTCGGGTCGGAGAGCTAAGCTCTTCTTCCCATGCACTTTACCCGCTACAACTCCTCATTTGAAAGGAGGTTGCGAATGGATCGTAATCATGGTTATGATTACAATCACGCCACCAGTGGACAACAGTTCCTTGCACTTTTGCTAGTGCTGGCGCTGGTCATTGGCGGCGGGCTTGCTCTGGGCCTGGCTCTGCTAACGAGTATTCTTTAGCAGTAGCCTACCCTCAGTGTGACAGGCTAAGGATAGACACCTCTATTAGGAGGGGCTATGAAAAGCCTGATATCACTCTGGAATATACTGGCCGGTGAATTGGCCAGTAGATGTAGCACTAGCACCACCATGGACATAAAAACTGTCCAAGGTCGATCTAAACACGAGGGTATGTCGTTTCTCACGATTACCCTTCCATCCTTTGGGAAAGACTTTCAGTATTGTCTTGACCAAGGGATGGTGACTCCCGAATCCTTTCTTTCTTTTAGAAAGACTGGATCGTGTCTCCCCTCATTTCTGAGAGGTTTCACGGAGTTGGTGTTTGATCTGAACACTGGTATCCTTAGAGACGACTATGACATCGAAGCCATCTATGCCGTAAGGCAGCTTACGCTGCTATTCAGCAAGATGGTGTTACCTTGTACTCCTGAAAGGGAGCATGAGGCGATGAAACAGTACGTTTCTTGTGATAAGGAGGTCGAATATGCCGAATCTATGCTTGCAGATTCTGATGTTTCTGAATTTGCTCGCATGGGTCGACTGTTATTTGGTAATGCGTTAACCAAAGTAGATAGAGATATCTTCAATGGTGACGTTATACCTAAACATGGGCCCGGTGCTGTTGCAGATAGACTTACCAGTAACGGTAAGTATCTCAGCAGGTACTGGACCCGTCGTCTGGAGGAAGTCTTCCATGTTGGAGATTTCCTCAGCCCTTCTCCTCCATTGGATGAGAAGTGGTATGACGAGTTCGACCACCTCGAACCTGGCGCTGAGTTACCCTCTCGGGTCATCTCAGTTCCTAAGACGCAGAAAACCCCACGCATTATTGCGATCGAGCCCTCTTCTGTACAATATGTACAGCAGGGGATACTTGAGTCGCTTACTGCTGGAATTGCTAGCACTATTGCTAGCGATTTTATCAGTTCTGAGTCACAGGAGCCTAACCAGCTTCTTGCTCAGGAGGGTTCGAAAGGACCCCTCGCCACGCTCGATTTGAGCGAGGCATCTGATAGGGTTTCCTTGAGGCTCGTTAAGGCCCTCACGTCTCACAATCCGTTAACTCAACGGGCTGTGTTAGCGTGCAGGTCACAACGTGCCGATGTTCCTGGATTTGGAGTAATTTCCTTATCCAAGTTCGCGTCTATGGGTTCGGCTCTCTGCTTTCCCTTTGAGGCGATGGTATTTGCTACCATCATCTTTCTGGCGATTGAGAGAGAGCAAGGATACCAGTTTACCAACGAATCAGAATTGCTTCCGTTCGTTGGTCGGGTGCGAGTCTACGGTGACGACATTGTCGTCCCTGTAGAGTATGTGCATACCGTTGTGGATCTACTCGAGCACTTTGGTGCTCGTGTAAATCGGCGTAAGTCTTTCTGGATCGGAAGATTCAGGGAGTCTTGCGGTAAGGAGTACTATGACGGCCATGACGTTTCCATTGTCAAGGTTCGTAGAGTATTTCCTTCACATCGGCAGCACGTTGCAGAGACCGTCTCATTAGTCTCGCTTCGTAACCAATTCTATGAATTTGGTTGCTGGCGAGTCTGTGAGTGGTTAGATCCTTCACTGGAAAGACTCCTCGGAGTCTTCCCTTGTGTAGAATCTACTAGCTCTGCGCTAGGTCGTGTTTCCTTTCTTGGTTATCTTACTGAGAAAGAACACGAGGAACTACACGTGCCTTTGGTTAAGGCATGTGTACAAGTCAGCCGATCGCCCAAAGATCCTTTGGACGGTCATGCTGCCCTGCTCAAGTTCTTCCTCAAACGTGGGCAATCCCCACGTTATGATGAGGAGCACTTGGAACGCGCTGGGCGTCCGCGTACCGCCTACATCAAAACGCGGTGGGTAACTCCCTACTAAGGGAGCCCCTGGACATTACCTTATTAAAGGTAATGGCGGGTTAACCACCCGCCTGGGAGATCAAGTTCTGATCTCTGGGCAGAAATGCCCGGGGGGATGCACTTGGCAGTGCATCTCCCTGTC